AAGGTCGAACTTGCCAGCCTGAGCCTCAATGGCCTGAAGACCCGCAGAGGCACCCTGGAAGCCGAGCTTCTGCTGAAGCCGGTCCAGGGTTGCCATGGTTTGTGCGGCGCCAGCCTCGAAGGCGGCGTTGTTGAACGTCATGTTTACAATACGATTGTCAACGCTGCTCATGCTCTGGTCACCGCCTCCCATGCCTCGTTTGCGATTCGGTCAAATATGGGTCTCATCGCCGGGTTGATGAAGTCCCTGCCCTGGACGTAGCCGCCGGTACCCGTACCGTGGCCGTACTGAATGAGGATGACGACTTGAGCGCCACCCTCAACGTCTCGGTTCAGCCAATTGATCTGGTACATGCCTCGGTCTCGAATGACCTCGTAGTCCCATTGCGATGCGGCCAGACCAGTATCAATCGGGGTTGCGGCAGATAGAGCCTGCACACCCTCTTGACCAAGCCGATCCAACGTTCGGAAAATATCGCCGTTGATGATGGACCGCAGGAACTTCGTCGTGTTGTCGAAGGAGCCTGAGTGATGCACTTCGATGCCCAAGACCCCTCCTATGGGACCAGTACGTAGAGCCCCTCTACACCAGAGGGGACAAGGCGAGTCTCAGGCAGAGCTGAGAAGATGCCTAGGACGCTGGTTGGGGTAAGGTCGCCTTCACCTGGGACAAGCAATGCGAGTCCGGTCGTAGTGTTAGGCACAACCAGCTTAGGTCCATAGACAGTTGCGATAAATATGAGCTCATCGATCGGCGGAATCCGCGGATCTCCGGGATTAAGCGCATTACTCGGCAGCTCATCGCCTTCATCCCACGGGTAACCACCGTCAATAAGACCGCGATCTTCATCGGCAACGTATCCACCGTCATAGACAGCACTTCCTTCCGATCCTTCCGTTCCGTACAGAATGTCCTCAATTGTCCTGAGAATATCCGCCGGAAGAAAACGGGAGTCCAGGATGACATGTGCCGTTGGTCTAAGACCGGGCACCGCCTCTGGGACCGCGGTCAGACGCCAAGCAAAGTCCACAGCACCTGAGCCCGGAGACTGTGTGACATAACCCTTGACATCAGGAACAGCTGTAATGTTGTAGATGATGTGGATCCGGTAGCCCAGATCAGTACCATCTACGTCGTTGCCAACCCGAGTTCGATAGCTAAGACCGAACTGCTTCGGGTTTTGGGCATCGACATACAGTCCGTCTGCTGTCGGGACAATGCCTTCGTACTCCAACAACTCGTCAGGATATGTGAACGCGCTCAGTGTCGCCGCGAAATCCCCAAGAAGCGCCATGTCCATAATCTTGGTTCCGTCGAAGAAAACGGGTTCGGACGAAGTGTCCTCCAGATTCTCCTCGACGGAAGTCAGTCCGTTCCAAGCCACACCAAGATCGTTGGACATGTAGAAGACGCCACGATCGATTCCCGCCTCAAAGAAGCGCTGGCCGGGCTTGTCCCAAACGAGTCTCGTCACAGCGCCTCCTTTCGATCAGAGCGTGATGATGTAGTTCATCGCGATATACGGCTGCATGTTGGTGTGCGCTGCGCCGCTACCCTCAGCACCGATGCCGTGAGAGTGGTCCACACTGGCGCCACCAGTCCCGAATGCGTGACCGTGGTTGCCGGTACCCGCCTTGACGGCGTTAGCAGCACCTTCGTCCAAGTTTGCGTCCGGCCAAGCCCGCAGCACCGAAGTGCCACCGGCGCCGTCCACGGTTCCGGACTCACCGGTGTGCATGTGACCACCCTCACCGGCCGTGGAGCCGGAGTGGCTGTGGTCAGCACTCTGACCACCAGTACCGCCACCGTGAGCGTGCGACGGCATCTGAGCTGTCGTCAGAGCAACCGTCTTCGCTCCACCAGTCTCGCCAAGGTTGTTGAAGTCTGGATCTCCAGCGTCAACGCCAACCGGAATTCGGCTCTTGAGATTGGGAAGCCGGAACTCGGTGCTGAGCTCGCCACCAGTGTTGTACGTGGTGCCGATGATGGCGAACAGAGCGGCATAAATGCCAGTTCGAACAACGACCTGCCCTTGGCAGAGCACGTGACCGCTGGGGGCAGTTGCGCCGGCGTAAGCCTTTACAACGCCAGGCGGCTCGGACGAGAGACCAGCCCAATCGGAACCGTTGTACCGGTTGATTCGCCCCTCTGTCGTGTTAAAGATGAGGCGGTCCTGCCAGAGCTGATCCCCAGTGAGGTTATTCCTCTGGGTTTCGGTCATGGGGACTACCTGACTGCGGAACTCCGGCGTCAAGGCGTTGGCTTCCCGAACTGCTTCTGGGAACTCGTAGTCCTCGTTCACCGCCGGGTAAAGATCGAATGCCATGTTTACTCCAATGTGTAAAGACCGTCGGTGGTGGACTCGAGCAGACGAGTGGTCGGCAAGGCACGAAGAATGCCCTCTCTACTTGTGCGGTAGAGATCACCATCGCCAGGCGTGAGCGCAGCCAAACCCCCGACCTCGTCAGGGACAATAAGCATGAGTTCCCCAACGACAACAATGTCGGTGAGCTCCTCGAAACTAGGAAGACGTGGTTCGGTGTTCTCTGTGCCGTACAAATATGACTCAATGATGGACAGAGCCATAGGATCTGTCGTGGTCGAGTCAAATATGTAGTGCGCAGACGGCTTGTGCGTCGTACTGCGTGGCGGAACTGCATCGATCTTCCAAGAGACCGTGTCTGCTTGCTGATTTGGACTCAGCGCCGAGTAGCCTCGACTACTTGGACTGGCTAGAGCGTTGTAAACGAGGTGGATCTTGTAGCCACGGTTGTCTTCAACCAGCGTTCGGTACGAAAGACCGAAGCGGCGACGTGGCTGACGGGTGAAGATCAAGCCTGGGACCAGGGGACGCCTACCTACGAACTGCTCGAATTCCTCCGGAGCCCGAAATGCGGTAAGCGTCGCCTGATAGGTCTTGGGTGAGACGAGATCGAGGTATTTGATCCCATCGAAGTGGAGAGACTGGACTTCACCGCCCACAAATGTCTCGTCCACACTCACGAGTCCGTTCCAAACAACCCCCGGAGCCTCCGGAGGGTAGAGAACACCACGATCAACGCCTGCTTCGTACCTTCGTTGCTCTTCAAGTCCCCAAACAAGCCTGGTCATGGTGCCTCCTTTCTATCCAGAAGTCCCGTACTGCTTTCTGCGCTCTTCATTCAGCTGCCTGCGCCGGGCGGCTGCTTCACCCTTGCTCATCGGCTTGGGCTTCTCCGACTTAGCGTTGAAGACCTTGATGAGCGTAAAGAGTCTGTTGAGATGCCAGTGCTGAGCTTCCCATGGGATCTTGTAAGAAACCATCCAGTAGTAGATCAGTTCAGACGTGATTATCTCTTGAGACGTCTTCGGCGCGTGTGGGGAGTCGCTAAACCACGTTGCGGTTTGCTTTGCTTCCATGTAAGCGTTGATGTCAGCAAAGTTCTTCTCCGTGAAGCTGTTGATGATGTCAGGAGAAATTTCCGGGGTCATAATCATCTCTTGGATGTATGTAATGACCTCTTCCCGTGTTTTCTTCTGAGGACTCAAGAACGGCTTCTCGAATTTTGACTCCCATTTTGACAGTACAGCCAGAGAGTGCTCTAGCTGAATCATAATTCCACCGACGTAAGAGAAAGACTGCGTCTCTTCGTCGTAGTGCTCTTCAGCACCAGCGTAAATTGTGAGCACCCTCTGGCCTCCTGTCATCTAACGACTAGGCGAAGTTGATCGGCCAGTCGTCCTGCGAGCCCGCCTCGAAGCTGTAGCCCGGTGCCGGGACAGCAGTGACCACGACGTCCTCGGTGATCGGACCATACGGGCCGGCCGGGACCTCGGTACCGTCGACGCTGTAAACAACGCCGGTGGTGGCGGGGATGGTGACGATGTCGGTACCCGAGTCGTAGGTCGGGGTACCCGGGGTGACCTCGGTGACCGTGCCAGCGAACAGCGCGATGACCGTGGCCGGGTTCGGCAGAATCGCGTCAGTCGACGCGGTACCGAACAGCTGCTCCTCGAGAGCAGCCAGGGCGGTAGCGTCCACCTTGGTCGAGTCCACCGTGATCGTGGCGGTCGGCTTGTACTCCACGCCCTCGATCTCGCCGACAGGCACGGGAGTAGTCGAGAACTCCCAGCTGAAGGTGATCGCCTCGGGCGAGTCGTTGATTGTGCCGTACGCCTTCTCCGACGGAGAAGCCTGCGCCCCGTAGACGAGGTGCAGCTTGTAGCCGGCGTCGGTACCATCCACGTCGTTGCCAACGCGAGTACGGTAAACGAGCCCGAAGACTCGCCGACCCTGCTGACCCAGCGTGATGCCGGCCTCGGGAGAGGCCGAGCCGTCGTTCTGGGCGAACGCCTCCGGGTACGTGAAGGCCTCGATCGTGCCGCCGAACTCCTCGGCGGAGACGAGGTTCAGGTACTTGATGTTGTCAGCGTACTGAGCGGAAGACTCAGCGCCGGAAGGCGACTCGGTGACGGTAACAAGACCGTTCCAAGCGACTCCATCGCCGTAGTTTCCACCACCGCTGAGCTGGTAGAGGACTCCGTGGTCGACGCCGGCCTCGTAGACCCGCTCACCGACCTGGTCCCACTGAAGTGCTGCCATGGGTGAATTACTCCCTTTCAGAAGTAGAGATTGAAGACATCGTGGTTGAGGTTGTCTGCCGCGTACCACCTGTCGAAGGTGGTCATTGGCAGCGCGGCGATCTTGTCAGGAATCTCGCTAAGCGGATCCCGATCGATCACCGTCACCATGTACCGCTTGGTGTAGCGGTACGGCCTATTGCCTGCGAACTGAGTTTCTGCGCTGTCTCGCTCGTATCGAATGCACGGATACGTCATGGTGATGTCGTCCGGTGGCTGAAAATATACCTTTACACCTTCTCCGACGAGCTCAGTCAAGATCTCATGGAGTTGGGGCTGGCCTCTGGCCATTGTAGACACCTCCCAACCGCAAGAGCAGGCGAGGGCTCTGTACTTCGACGTCTGAAACGTCCCACAGAGCCCCCGCCCACTCTACGTAGCGAATGGCAAAGAAATGGTCGTTCGCATAAGCATCAGCAACAATGCTGATTGAATTACTAACCCGAATATCCTTGTTGACCTGACCGACATCTTCGAGTTGACGAGTATTGCGGATCACATCACCGTAGTAGGTGCGCTCCACAATCACTTCTTCCCAAATACCAGGCCTGGTCTCCGCGGAACCTAGGTTGTAACCCACTGCGCCATGAAACTTTGCCATGACAGCTTCCTATCAGGCGCTAGGCCGCGTGAAGCTCCACTGGTCGTCCTCACCCGTGGCGAAGTGGTGCGTGGAGTCGGTCTCAGCGTAGACCTCAAGGGTCTCGCCCGGGTCGAGCGCAGCCTGCGCGCCGGCCGTGAGCGTGCTGTCGTCAGCGGCGTCCTTGTAGGTGACGCCAGTGACGGTCGGGATGGTCACAACGCCAGTGCCGGCGTTGAAGGTCGGCGCGGTCGGCGTCAGGAGAGCCGAGTCGGCCGAGCTGTCCGCGTTGCGGATGACGATGGCCGTCTTGTACCGGAGCAGAGCACCGGACATGCGACCCTCGTACAGGTACTTGTACTGGTTGTAGTCGAGGTCGAAGTCGTCGAAGTACGACAGCTCCCCGCCACGGTCAGTACCGACCGCGTAGTCGGACAAGTTGACGATGATGGCAACCAGGTCACCCTGGTCCTCCATGACCTCGACCGGCACGATCCGGCTGACACCCAGCTGGGTGGCCAGGTCGGCCTCCGAGCTGAACACCTTCCGGCCAAACCCGTCACGGCTGAGCATGAGACGGGCGATGACGTGCTGGGTCGTGAACATTGTCGGGCTGGAGCCCTTGTAGTACTGACGAGCCAGCGTGACGTCGTCGACCAGGTTCTCCCAGGAAGCACCCGGAGTGGCATCGAGCTCGGTGTTCACCGTGGTGACGTAGAACTCGTGGTCGTTGGCGATGGAGCGGATGCCAGCACCCTCGGGCGCACCCAGCGGGTCGCGGACCTTGTCCTCGTCGTCGACGGCGCGTCCGTCACCGATGAGGATCGCGCGGGCGAACTCCTCCTCCCACATCAGCCGCATCTCGCCCTTCATCCAGTCCACCACGTTGAAGTCCGTGATGTCGAGGATGTCGTCGCGGTCGAGGCGCTGCTTCTTGTAGATGGTGGTCGGAGTGGTGACTCGCTGCGCGACGCCGAACCACTCTTCCTTCTTGTAGTTGCCCTTGATGTAGCCCTTGGCCCGCGCGTCGTCCTGACGGATGTCCGCCGAACGGGTCTTGATGCGCGAGAACGGCCGCTTGCTGACACCGTTGAGGACAGTGGCGACCCACTCGGTGCGCCGCTTGATCCACTCCGGCTCGGCACCGACGAGGGTGGCCTCCGGGAACAGCATGTCGATGTCGTTGATGCCGTGCTGGAGGTTGGCCTCCGCGTAGGCCTCGACGGCCTGCTTCAGCGAACCCCGCGAGGCAGCGTCCTTGAAGATGTCCCGCATGGCGTCGTGCGACAGGGAGTGCTCCTTGCCGTCCTTGCCGACAGCGGCCTTCGTCTCGAAGACGTTGGTCACGATGGTGGTTCCTTCCTGGTGTGAGAGGTCGTCCGTTGCGGACTCGTCCGTCGACTGCTCGTCAGTGGACTGGTTGTCGTCGGACGAGTTGTCCGAGTGCTCTGCCGACTCCTCGACGTCGCCCTCACGGGCAGCACCGACGAGATAGTGAACAGCTTCCTTCTGCTCGTCGTTCATGGACTCGTACGCCTTACGAATGGCGTCCTCGTCAGAAGAGTCAGAAGCGTCGGACGTGTCATCAGACGTGTCCGCGTGCTTGATGTCGATCTTGAGACCGGTGGTGATGATGGCCTCTTCGTCGGACACCTCGACGTCGCCATCGCCATGCTGGAAGGCGACGAAGTCGATCTTGGCACCAGGGTTGGCGCCGGCCAGCACGAGACTGACCTCACGGATCATCCCGTGGAAGACCTGCTTGCTCTTCTCGACCAGCTGGTTGGCCCAGATCGACATGTAGCCGATGTCCTTGTGCTGCACCAGCTGCTTGCTGATCTGACCCTGCTCAGTCCCGTTGAAGAAACCGTAGCCATAGACCCCAGCGCCCTCGGCGTGGGTGGCGTCACGGTTCTCCAGAACGACGTGGCCGAGAATGTTCTTCGGCTCCTCGTCGCCCTTGTGGTGCCACACGAGCGGAACGGTCATCGTGTCCTGGTGCTTGAACGCATCAGGCTGGATGGTTCGTCCGTCGGTGCACTTGAGACCAGCCTTGGTAACGTAACCGCTAAAATCCGGTTCCATTTTGACTGTTCTCTCCCTTCCTATTGAGTTTCGACGGACGAGCCGTCATCTGGAACAACCCGAAGCGATGGCTTCGGTTGCGGCGAATTGCCTAGCTCTGATTCAGGCATGTTGCTGTTTCGGAGCTGATTCGCCTTTGGATCCTTGGACGGCTTCATCCCGATGATCCGGCGAATGTCGTTGGACGAGACCACTTCGTTGCGAGTGAGCTTGTCGGCGATCTCTGCAATGACACTCAGAGGCACCAGCTTGAATGGGTCGCGGAAGTGTTCAATGGACTGACGCTGCGATCGGGCAGTCTTTGTGAGGAACTTGCGCTTCATGTTTAGGGTGATCGCATCGAGGATGGGGACGAGGGTACGGTTGACATAGTTCAGCATGGTTGCTTCATCGGCCGTGCCGTTCATCACCTCGGGTGTAACGCCCAGCTGGGTGTATAGGAGGTTCATCAGGTACTCGACCTGGGCCATCAGGTTGTTCTCGGCCGGTCGGTTCAGCTGGGTGACCTTCTCGGTGCCGTCGATGTAGGCGATGCCGTATCGACTGCCCTTGAGCTGCGTTTCGATGTCCGCACGACGCTGCATGGCCTGCTCCCGCTTGCTTTCAGACTTGATTACGTAGGGGAGCTGGATGATCATGTCGAGCTTGCCGGAAGCTGACTGCTCGTCAATGCTGTCCAGCAGATTGAGTTTTCGAATGAGCCGCTGAAGCGTGGAGTTTGGCTCATTCATGACAGCGTGGAGAGGATTCTCCACGACAGCCACGAACTTTTTGTCGAGTGTGAGATCTTCTCGACGTCCGGTCTTCTCGTTGTAGAGACTGACCTTGACGTGCTGTGGGAACCACTCGACAACATGTCCCACTCGAAGTGACAAGATCTCGTATCCGCCTGAGGTAAGCGGGCTGATGGTCGTCTCGACCGGAACGATCACCGCAACTCCTCTGTCGAAGAGTGTGAATGCGATGTCCTGCCGGAAGTGACGAGCATCCTGATCGAGGTTCGGTTCCAGAACCAGACAGTTCTGAAGTGGACCGTCCATGTCGTCTTCGTAACGGCCCTCTTCGTCAAGCCGAACATGTCGGATCTCTGAGCCGGCCACGTCGACCGCGATTCGGTTCAGAACCGACGAAAGAATCGATCGCTCGTTGGCGATGTTGATTCGAACTCGGTCTGGACGGGATGAATAGCCAGCCGGCTGTCCGTATAGCGGCTGCTGCCGACTATCCAGGTTTACGAACGCATCCCAGGCGTGCTTCAGCCGATCTCTCCAGCTCTCTTTCTCCATGAGTCACCCCCTTCCATGAGATTGTCATTCGAACATCTCCTTATGAAGCTTGTAGGCGACCCAAGCATCCATCAGGGCCGACACGTTGTCGATCTTCTCGTCTTGCCGACGCTTGAGAAGCTTGCGGTTACCGTTTGTGTCTTCGAGCGTAATGGCATTGCCCATAGTGAAAGACATGAGCTGCTGGTCGAAGACGAGGAGTCTCTCTTCGGCAAGCTTCTTCAGTTCTCCGAGCGGGACCGACTCCGTACGAGCACCTTGGATGACCTTCTCGATTCCGAACGGCCCATTCTCGGCCTCCCACCGTTGAACAAATTCCTTCGCGTTGTACGGGTCAAAGCCAAAAGCGCTAATGTCGTAGTCTTTGCTGAGGATGAACGCTTCGAGGTCGTCATAGACCACCATCATGTCGAGAATGTTGCCCGGAAGCACGTGAAGGCTTCCCTCGTTGATGAATTCTTCGTACTTGTGGCGTAGAGCTCCCGGGAGCTTGAACATTGTCAGCTCCGAAATATAGCTCCGCGTCTTGACTCCGAATTGCTCGCGCGCGAGCGGGAAAAGGAACGTGAACGCACAGAAGTCGTCTCCTTGGGAGAGGTCAGCACCCATCGAACAACGGAGGCCATCCATGCTTCTACGACGGTGAGGAATAGTCTCCTCATACGTGAAGAAGTAAGTGTATCCCTCCATAGGAATGCCAAACCGCTTAGCCAGAATGTCGTTGCGTGACGCAGGAGCCTTCTCGGCCCTCTCAACATCTCGCTGATAGGTGTCATAGGAGACCGTCTTTCCGATGTTCGGCTGCGCTTTTACCCACAACTCAGGGTTAGCCACTTCTTCAATTTCGTCCAGCTTGTAGTGCCAGATCGAAATATGAGGAGCGACGAACTCACCCTTGAGAATGTCCATCAGCTCCATCTTGATCGTGTCTCCAGAACCGTTTCGCACAGTTCCTTCAGAACTAATAGCCACGATCAGATAGTCGTCCAGCTTGGAGGCTCCCTGCTCAACCGCACCGACGACGTCTTCCCGAATATCACCGGAAAGCCACTCGTCGATGGTAGAGATCTTGGGTCGGAGACCCTGAAGCTTATTGATCGACATCGGTCGAATCTCAAGTATAGATCCCGTCAGGAAGTTCTCGATACCCTTCTTGGTTGATGCCAGCTTCTGGCGAAGGGCACGGCTGCCGGTAGTGTTCTGCATAGAGCCCTCAGTGAGGAACTTGAACAGAGGACCACGCGCGCGCGTGATGGCAGTCCGGAAAGGAGACATGACCTCTTCGGCCTGCTTCATCGTTGGTGCTGTTGTAATCTGGTGCGTCGTGGAGGTATCCACATTCAGGTAGTAAGCCTGGATGCAGTAAGCGTACATCGACTTAGCTGCACCGCGAGCGACGATCAGGTACTGCTTGGTCGTTAGTCGTTTCTTAACGATCTTTGTGACGTAATGACCACCATGATTGTCCTCGTCTGGCTGGTAAACACTCCGCTCTTCGAAGTAGAACCAACCAAAGATCTGCTCCGCCCAAAGTTTGAACGTCGGCAGAAGATGTAGATCACCTCCGTCGGTAAGGGTCAATTCGTTCTCGCAGTAGAGAACGAAACCTTCGACCGCCTGATCGTCGTAATAGTAGTTCGGGTTGGCGATGAGTAGATCGATACGGACCATCTCCATCGCGATCTCCCGACTAATCGGGATGTCGCCCGCCATTACAGCATCTCGAAACATGCCGTAATACGTCGGCACAGCCGTATTCGATAGACCCATCGCCAACCCTCCCTTCTACTTCCGTCGTCCAGCAGCTCGCTTGATGAGCTTGTCAATCTGGTCTTGAGCGATCTGGTTACCCACCCGCTGAGCCTGAGTCTTCCCGACCCCCTGAAGAACATCGCCGACAAACTTAGCGCCGACAACCTTCCTCTTGTCTCGAGCGGACAACTCCTTATACTGCTTCTCCAGGTTCATCCGCTTGATAAGCGACTGGAGCTCGTCGTTGTCCAAAGCGTGGGTACCACCAGCCTTCTTAACCTTAGTCTTGGCCGTCGCAGCCTTCTTGAAGTCCGCGGAAGAAGGACCCTTGGCCTTTCGACCAATCGACACACCGCCGGAGCCCTTACGGAAGCCCCAGCGCATTCCCTTGACGCCGTAATGCTTGATGTCTGTGCTCATGTTCCTCCTTCCTATACGACTGTGACTCCGTATGCGGAGCCGAGAAGGTTGCGGACAATTGCTCGCTCTGTGGTGTCCAAGGAACGGTCAAACACCATGATTCGACAGATGTCACCATGCCAACGCTCGGATCCAACACCATTACCAGAAATCAGGATCGGTGTGTTTCCATTGGGATAGGTCAGATTGACATCCGTACCGTCGGTAACCTTGGTTCCGTTGGCATAGCTATCACCATCTACCAACTCGAGAACCTTGAGATCTCCAGACGTCCACGCGTTGGTGTTAGTGCCCACACCATTCCAGTTTGTATAGAACGAGCCATTGTTGTACCAACCCCAACGGTGATAAGGCGAAGACCAACCGCTCATGGTGTGAGACTTGGCGACCATCATTCGCCCACCGGCAGAAGACGCCTTAGCGACCACAAATATGGTGGGGTTGGTGATCTGATCGGCAGTCTCGCCAGCCAAGATTAGCTGATCATTACTGCCATCGAATCGAAGGGTATCCTTGCCGTTGTAGACCGCTTTCTTGAGCAATGGTCGGGCTGTTCCACTGGCAAGTGCTTTCCGTGTTCCAGTAACAGCATCAACCCATGACCCAACCGGGTCGTTGTCCGCTGTTGCAGCTACTCCACCGTCGGTCTGAAACGCTAAAGAGATTCCAGCTTCCAAATCCAACATCAAACCAGTCGGGAATGGTGGCACAACAACCCACTGAACACCCCACTCGAACATCAGCGGGACAGTCTGCGGAATGAGAACTTCGACAGCAGTACGTGCATCACGCACGTACCCACGCGCGCGTGTGAGAACCTCAACCGCAGTACGAGCATCTCGAACACTTCCACGCTGCTTAGTCAGAACTTCAACAGCAGTTCGAGCGTCACGCACATTGCCACGAGACTGAGTGAGAACTTCGACAGCAGTCCGAGAACTCTGGACGGCGCCCATCAGACGACCTCGACGCCAGCCTCAAGTGCGTTCACCGCAGCGATGTTCCAAGCCACTGAACCATCAGGATTCAGCTCCCAGACGTCCCGCATGGTCTTCCATGTGGTGGTCATCGCAACTGTGTCGCCAGCTGCCTCTGTCGCTCCGGACTTGATCCGAGTCCTTGCGGACACGGCACCCGAATCGCTGTTCTTGACGTGGTCAGTGACCTGTACCCCGAGGATCGGTCCAGAAGTACGAACTAGATCCTGAATGGCGTAGAGGTCCTTGTAACCCGATGTGGTTGCCTCGACGTAGTCGGCCAAGTTCGGCGCGTTCGCCTCGTCCACCAGAAGGTAGTTGTCGGTCGAGTTGCCATCCGAACCCACGAACTGAGAGCTCGACCCGTTGCCGTTGGGATAACGAGTCTCGACAGCGACGTCGCCAAGGAAGTCGTTGTTCACCGAACCAGCACCGTTGCAAATATAGAGATCGTCGATCAAGTTGTGAACGCCGTTCTCAGTCTGCGGAGCTCCGATGCCGACCGAATCGAACACGGTCTTGGTTCCACCGTTCTTGGTGTCGATTCCGGTGAGGTTGATGACGGTCGTGCCGTTCATCTTGACCTCAACCGAACCCGCAGAATCGTGCAGAACCACCTTGGCCTCGAGGTAGATCCAGTCGGAGTAACTCGGACTGGGCCACGCCCAGCTACCAAGCACTGTTCCGTTCTGAAGACCTCGAGTGACCTGGATCGTGCCGTTGTTGCCAGCCAGGTTGATGCTGATGTGGGGAGTCACGCCTTCGTCAGACATGAAGCACATGCCGTTGCCCCAGAAAGCACCGCCCGAAACCCATGCTGACGGGTCTCCGACTGTTCCGGTGGAGCTGCGGAACGCACGTCCGACAATCAGAGTGGCGTGTTCGTCCGCCGGCTTGAGCCTCTTGCGAAGACGGTCTGAACCACCGTTCTGGACGTAGAGGCCTTGCCCGTTTCGACCTGTGATGTACGCCACGTTCTGGTACTCGTCGTACTTGGTGATGTAGTCGTTGGTCTCGAACCCGTCAATGAAACAAAGGGTCATGTCACGCCAGTCCAATCTGCAAAGTCGCAAATGACCCTGCGAACGAAGAGCCGATTGCGTCGACATCTGCTGTCAGTTTCTGGCCTGCTGGCCAAACGGTTACGTCAGGAACAGCGGCTCCCGACGTCGTCTGCGAAGCAGGGATCGACGGACGGTTGGGCTGCGTGGTGAAGATGGTGGTGCCCTCGAGATTCACGTCGAATGTGGCTGCGCTACCCAAAGGAGGGTTAACGACGCTGACCCGCACTGTGGCAATCTCGATGTCGGAGCCGGTGTCGTTGTAGAACACGTTACCGCCAGCGCCCACAGCGAGAACACCAGAAATATGCGCAGTGAGTACGCCTGGTCCCCCACCGCCGCCCAGCGTTCCATTGATCTGTGCTGGGAGAATCTGCTGCTGAGTCACGGCGTCACCACCCGGAGATAGTCGAAGTGGAAGGCGTGCTTACCGGCCGCGCCCCACATACCCTGAGCGAAACCAACATGAGTCGGTGTAAGCGCTTGCGTAATGGACCCAATCAGAGTCCAATGTCTGGCATCGGTACTCGCGTAGTAACGCCACACGTCGCCGGTGTCTCGCAGAAGACGCCAGTGCATAGACGGTGCACCCATGGTCATAACTCGGTACGAGTCAGTAAACACGGCTCGGGTGTTCCAGCCGGTCCACTTGCCGAACTGCATGTCGCCTTCAAGGTTGGTGGCGTGCCAATGTAGCCATGCCATCTGTGTGCCCGATCCGAAAGCAACACTATCCGTTGCAACAAGACCGGCCCAAGCATAAGCTTGCTGGATCCCGTTCGGAACGATGTGGGTCTGAATCGCCTCACCAACAGCCAGTGCGTACGGCCACACGAACCCATGCATCTCACCAGCAGCGTCGACATGCCCGAGTGTCCCATCCCCGAAAACGGTCAAGGAATCAGCAGCTTGTGTCCACGTCGTGCGCGCGAGCGCCTGCGCTGGATTCACCGAGTTGTCGACTCGGATTGCACTGTCGAGATCTCCGATGTCACGAAACTCACGATCCATCGCGTGCGGTGTGCTGTCCGGGTTGTACCAACGAGCATCTTTGACGAGACCAGCACTTGCCCCCACGTGGGTGTGATCAAGCGGAGAATATGCGTGCGAGTGATCATCGTCAGCAAGGTCATCGTGTGTGTGAACGATTGCTGCATAGTCGTGCTCGTGCTCTTCCGGAACCACTGTTCCAGTCGGCCCATCCTGCACAAGTTTGATGATCTCGTCCGCAGCACACGCGTCCGACAGCGTTACGTCCAACCCAATCTTAGACCAATGTGAGAGCGCCTGAAGCAGACCGTTTCGGTAAACTCGAAGTGTTCCTGCCACAGGCTCAGACGGAAGAACAAACACAGTCTGTCCCGCGGTGGCCACAAACTCGGTTTCGATGGTCTGACTTGTAAGGCCGGTTTCTGGGGCATCGACGATGACCCACTCTCCGTCAAGAGTAGCAAGCATCTTCCCGTCAGGAAGCCCTACCGCGTCAGGAAGACCGGTGCCCGGGCCGATCGTGTACTCGAGCGAGTTCCACGGAGTCGACCCGTCACCGATCTTGACGTAGTTGGTGTCAAGCTCGACACCAGGCTCTCCCTCAGAGAGAGTGGGGTTGACTGAAGTCCAGTCAGTAGACAGCCCCCTACGGAGCTTGATCGTGTAAGTCACCTAAGCTCCTTAGGGTGCGTAGTATCCACCATCGATGATGTCTTCCAGGACAACCGGCGGGTCCGGGTGGACCCACTCGTCACCTTCTCGAGTGACGTTCATCCGCCACTCCATCTCCTTGGCCTGCTCCTCCATGGAGTTGATGGCGAAGGAGGTAGCCGGCGGGTCGAACATCAGACGAACCCGGAGGTACACATAGGTTCGCACCTGGTTGTACCTCGGGTCGTCCGCGAGGAAGTCGCTCCATGTCGGAGTAGCGTCCTCGATCATGTACCCATTCACTGGTCCAACACCCAGCTGCTGGAGAGTTGAGAACACAGAGTTGATGTGCATGATGATCTGGTCATCGAAGGCCGCATACTCCGGCTCGATACCCAGATTCTTCTTGGTGCTGTCGAGGATGCTTTCGATCATGTGAGTAACCTCCTTCCATTTTGACAGTTTAGAGCTAGCTGAGGATGACCTGCTTTGCTCCGGGGTTCGCCTCGAGGATTCGCTTCCCTCTTGGCGTCTTCATCAGTCGCCGAGCAACTCGCTCCACCTTGGAAAGGCTAGCTCCGTCTCGGATCTCGATGTGCATCCCATCCGGCGTACTCCAGTTGCCGCCCCAGGTCAGAACATTGCTGTACTTGGTCGAGTTGACCCAAGCGCGAATCGCCTTGATCTGCCAGGCCTTGAAGGTCCGCCAAATGGAGACGCCTCGAGGGTGCACAGTGGCGTTCACGTCAGCAGCAGTGCCGCTGGAGTGGTTGCTGAAGTTGCCGGTGGTGCCTCGGACCGGTCGGACGGCCCAGCCCCACTCGTCCCAGAGCTTCTGGGTGTCCAGCCGCTCGATGGTCTCGTGGAACCAGAGGATGAAGTGCAGCAGGACGAAGCCGGCCGCACCGTCGCGCAGGTAGAAGTACCGCTCGCCCGGTGTCAGGCCCTTGCCAGCCGGGACACGCCACTTGCGCAGTCTCGGCATCGGACCCGTGGTGCGGTTGCTGTCGATGACCTGCCAACCGTTTACGCTTGCAGCCATTATCGCCTCCAAGGAGTGGTGTCGCCGTGCCGACGCTCGACAACAAACGGTTCACGTAAGTTACGATCGTCGCCGTAATGAATGGCGTTGTGGGTTCGGAGCGAAGTCGTGATCAGAAAGTCTGGATCGAGAATCGACTCATCTCCATGGACAACTTGCTCCCGAGTAATCGGGTTCATGTGGTGAATGATTGGCTTGGTACGAATCTCGTACCCTGGAACCCCGAGATCCAGTCCCTCATCACGCGCGATCACATGATGACGAAGCTGACGCCATTCTCTTGACGTGTAGAAACGCTGGTTGAGGCTACGTTCGAATCCGAAGGTCGCAATACCGATGTCACTGAGTACGGACAGATACCTAAACCTGTCCTCGAACTCTGGAATTGTGATAAGCTCTTGGTATGACCTAATCATCGAATGTCTCCTCAGCTTCTTCCGCACCTTGGTAAGCTCGCATAGCGCCAATGGCTTCTGCGTAAAGCTCTTCCATTCGGGCAGCGGACGCTAGATGCTTTTTCTTCTCCGCAGAGAGCTCGTTCTCAAGTCGAAGACGTTCCTGCTCAAGGATCTCTCGAGAAGATCCGAGCTTTAGAAAGTGAACTGTCTCTTGCGACGACGCGGTGCCGTCTATGAGCTTTTTCTCGACGAGATCGACGGCCAGAGAGATCAGCTGATTCTCTCGGCCCTCGGGAGTTGTAGCCGGCGGGCGCCGCGGTCCTTCACGTTCCTCATGCCTGCGACGGGATGCCATCTACACCTCCTTTCCGTCGTTCAGCGAGAGCTAGAGAGCCTTCGCGAACTGCAACCAGGGAACGAGAACCCAGAAGAAGAGCGCGAGGGGAAGAAGGCGAACCGCAAAGCGACGAGAAGTGCCTCGCGAATCTGCGGTCGCAGAGAATGCATCGAGAAGCAGGAAGATCCCCGCAACTGTGAGCAGGATCAGGTAGACTACGGTCATGTTCACTCCTTGTTCAGGTTAGATCCACCCCACTTCTAGGGGTCGAATGTCGGATTGTTTGAGCGAAATATCCCCCCGGGGAAAAATATAGGAGGGGCGCGATGCAGAGGGGGGGTAGAAGTCGCGAGACCCCTCCCCCCCTCTACAAAATTTTTCGCCAACTCCGATCAAGCTGATTGCTGCGTTGGTGCTTGGACCTTTCGATAGATTCCCAAAGGATTCTCTCGAACGATCTCGTCGATGCCTGCCTCGATGGCCTCAGATTGTGATGCATCAGATAGTTCTGATGATGTGATGACGATGCGTGAAAGGTACGAAAGAGTACCGTAACCCTTCATCATGTCATATGAATTCCACTCATCGAACTGTGTGAAAGGATTGAATGGATTGTCTACTGTCGTTAGCATAGACTCAGACACTTCATCATTCCTCTCTACTGATGCTCGACTTGAGGGTGGACAGGGCAACACCTAGGGCGTCAGCAACTTCTTGCTGAGTGTAGCCAGAAGCCAACATAGCAGCTGCTCTTGCCTGCTTGTTAGCAGTCATCACAGTGTTGACTCTAGGTGTAGCAAGCTTCTTGACCACTTCAATGTTAGAGTTGTTGAGAATGCGCTCCAGCATGGCATTACTAATAGCACCAGACTGAATAGCTTTCCACTCTGTATCAGTGATCTCGACTACTTGCTTCTTAGCACCCACTCTAGTGCGGGCCTCAATCAAGGCCTGTGAACGGGCCTTCTTCTCTTGATCAGCATCCATGTCTGGACGTGCTGCCCTCTTTGCTGCATAGATAGAGTTGGCAATTAGTTGTGCTTGCCTTTCTCTAGGAGAGTTCTCCTGTGCAGTGCGGAGTTTGGCAGTGAGGGATGTGACCTCGTTGCTGTAGGCGGCCTTTGCACTGGGGGACATGGGGGTCGTTTTAGTTGAGACGGCGGCCTTTCTTGCAGTATTCCCCAGATCTTTCAGATTGTTGGCGTAATCGGCATAGATTCGCTCAACTGGGGTACCAGAAGAAAGCTTGTGCACATCATCAACTTCAAGGATGCGCTTTGCCTTTTCCGTCTTGACTACTGTCTCACCCTTACGCCCCACAAACGATGCACCAGTAGGTACATACATTCGCCTACCAGTAACCCTATCAATAGGGCCACCTTCTGCTGCTGGCCTGCCTTTTCTTTCAGGAACCCTGATCTCTTGCTTCTTCCTTGAGATCAGTGTGGCAGCACCTGCTCTAGGACCACCTTGGTACTTGGTCTTGAGCTGGGCAATACCGTTGTCTCTGGCAGAGGACTTCCAATCCAGCTTGTGCTTCTCAGCATCAATAACAACCATGCTGTGACGAACGGCTCGAGCGAGCTCGTCACTACTGGCCTTCTTGATGGTCATGTCAGTGATGAGGTTTGAGATGTCACCCATCTCGATGCCCTTCTGACGGGGCGTCATCACTTTCATTCCTTCGTACTGAGGGTAGCTGTGCTGAGGGTCGAAATCCTTGAGGCCAGCTAGTGGCTGAGAGGTCTTGACTCTGCCACTACTGTTCGGGATGACGATAACGCTGTCACCATCGAAGTCAGCACCAGACAAGCGTTGTGCCACCTTGTGATTGATGCCCACAGCATCGCCGCCATCACCAAGCGCCTTCTTGGCTTGAGGATGCCGGTTATTGACTGTGAGCTCAGGAAGCTCGAAGGTGCCACCATGTGGGTAGCGAACAAGGACTACCTTCTCACCATTACGAAAGCCTGGTGCGTAGACCTCAGTTTCCTTCAAGCTGTTGATCGGAAGGATTACCCTGTTTGCCTGTCGAGGTAGGGCAGCAGCCTTGAGATGTGTGGCTGAAGCATCCGCTTTGTCAGCGAAGTCCTCGAGTAGCTTCTTCCGAACAACTGGGTTGGTGAGATTCATGATCTCATCCAACTCATCCTTCCTGTCACGGAAAGCCAGATCCAGCTGCTGCTTAGCCAGCTGAGGGCTCTGCTTGGACAGGAACTGTGATGAGAGGTTGTTGGACCAGGTGTCCCACTTACCTTCATCATTGACGATGTTCATGGCAGAAGTCACTCTCCCCTTGGAGTCAGTGATCTGCCGAACAGTGGCACCGAACGGATTCGGGTCATCTGGGTCGTTCTTCATGGGCTTCATGGCGTCGAGCTTGTTACCAGTGCTCGTCTTATTTGTGTTGAACTGAAGGTCGACACCCGGAGGCAAGTCATCCTTCAGCATTGCCATGCCCTTGAGATAGTGCGTGCCATCCACAGCGATTCGAACCTGAGCGTATCGGTTGTTGCCCATGCTCAGCCCAGGTGCTCCAGGTCGAACGTAGATCACACCGTCTGCCTTGTCGCCACCATCTTCCTTGTAAGCGATGGCAACTCTCTTCGAATTCACCGAAAGAGGGGTCTGAATGCTTTGCCACAGACGTCCTCCATCGTTGGTGTAGTCTCCGATAGTCTTGATCTTGTCTCGATTCTGGTAGACCTCGCTGTATGTGACACCAGGCTTGGCCAGAACCTGAATGGTGGTCTCATGGCCGGTACCCAGCTGTCGAACCTTGACGTAGAACTTGTTGTATCCCTCTTCCTTCAACATGGCTACCGCAGTGGCCAGCTTGGTCTGAGCGATACCAAGGTGAGTAACAGCATCACGACCGACATCCAGGTAGCCCTTTTCCTCTACCTGCTGCCGAAGCATGTCTGCGGTGCTGTGGAGCACGTTCTGAACATCACGCTCACCCTGTGCCAACAGGCTACGGACGGTGGACTCGTTGAGATTGCCCATCCGCTTACCGATAGCCACATTGGAATATCCCTTGTCCTTCAGACGCTGGGCCTGGAGAACCTGAGCCTGCCGAACCTCATTCTTAGCGATCGACTTGGCTGCACGGAGCTGTGTGGTAGTGACGCCGAATCCCTTGGCGATGTCAACTTCGCTGAGACCTTGGCCTCGAAGTTGCTCAACGTATCCAAGGAAGTTGTCGGAGCCACCGTTCTCTGGTCCACCTGAGCCCCAAGGGTATCGACCTGACCGACGGAGGATGCCGTAGTGAGCGAGGTAGTCTTCTCCATCGATAATCACGACAGTGCCTCCAAACGGAGCTCGTTGATGCGTGCATCGAACATTTTGATCTTGTCCATGACCCTCACATAAATATCGGGGTCGATGTCATCCCAGATCTGAACCTCATCGTTCTGGTAGATCCGCAGCTCGATCTGGATGTCATGGGGCCGCATGTTGTACTCAAGACAGAAATATGCGGCATAGACGATGAGCTGCCACTCTGAGGTCTTCGTTGAGCCAGTCTTCAGATCGTGAATGCGAAGCTTGTTGCGGCGGAACTGGATCGCGTCGGCAGTACCAAATGCATTGTCCGAGTAGTACAAGATCTGCTCGGGGTGCATCTTGTACCCAATAGCATCGTTGACGTACATGCTGAGGGTACTGCCATTTGCAGCAAGCTTGACTCGGTGACGAATCAGTTTGGCAGCCAGGTCATGAATTGCGCTGCCTTCTGCTGCGGCCTGGAGGGAAGTGAAAACACGCTCCATCTTGTCCAGGTCGTAGTTGATCCAGTGGTACTTGCTAGCGCTGAGAACGGCGTGCTTGCCTTCGAGGCGCGAATAGGAGTTGAAGATCACGCAGTACCACCTCTTCATTCTCTGGGTAGATGAAGGACGCGTATCCCATGCCATCCAGGAATCGAACCCAATACTCCTGGTTAGGCTGAGACTGCGACCTCTCACTCGGCTTGACTTCCAGCATTGCCCAGCGATCGCCAAAGAGAATCAGCAAATCGGGAACGCCCTGCATATAGGTCGGGTCATTCTTGAGAATGAAGCAACCCGGAAACATCTCCTTGATCATTCCGATCAAATAATGCTGGTAGGCGTTTTCCCTCATGATTCCCTCATTTCGCAGCAAAAATATAGCAAAAGTAGCCGAGTTTGATCTACTCCTTCTATTATATGCTGCGATCGCGACGCGTGAGAATATCTAGTTCTCATTAGCCACAACACCAAACACCTGCCACGTTGGAAACACCGGTGCTTGGGTGTGCGTCGAGATGACGATCTCTTTCACCAGGATGCCGTAGTGTGCAGCTGCGTCGAGTGCGTGCTCGAACCGCAACCCATCCTGCACACAGAACACACCAGCGTTGAACCCATAGGGTGCTGGCTTCCTGAATTGCATGTGATACTGAACAGCGAACCACCTGGGTCTCCAGTCCAGGTTCTGCCAGTGGTTGTTGAACCGGTCTCCGTCCAAATTGATTGGTGTATCGAAATGTGGCTGACGGGTAGGGACGAAGTGGTGCGCGACTAGCAACGACACCGAACGACGATGTTGAATCCTGTCCCTCATCAACAAAACACTGGGGATGCCCTGTTGATTTGGGGTGGGGGTCTTAATTCGCTCGGTGTGGTTGTTCATCACCCTTCCGAAGTTGGAGACTCCGTAGTCTGGGAACTCTTCGATGTCTGTCCAGGACTCACGTTCCACCCGAACTCCTCCCTGAACCTCTCGACAGCGTGGGCACCGACAGCTTCCAGTCGGCGTGATGGACTGGGTGAGTTGCATCCCTTCTGGGGTGGGCAGTAGGGGCAATCCCTTTCCGACCGGAACACATTCTTGTGAACCCAGATGTTGTAGTCGACGTCGAACTCGTAGTTCTTGCAGTAGTCCTTGACAAACTCAGGACTAAGTGTGGCGTCACAGCTCACACAGATGATGCCGACCCACCCTGTAGGATCAGCGACTGGACCCACAACATTGTGGTAGCAGGTCAATGGGTATGCCATCAGTCCTCCCGATTGATGATCTTACGGATCTCGAGTGCTGGTGCGTGCTCCACACCTATGACCAGACCAGCGCCTTCTCCAGTCATAAACATGCGAAAGATGCCGTCCTGGTCAAACAGATCCTGAATATGAATACTCAGATTGCCATGAGAGTCCAGCACACCCTCACCGATCCGCCGACCATGGTGACTAATCGGGATGCCAGCCATAACCGGCTCCACAGCACCAGGCTTACCTGGAACAGGTCTCGTTTGGAATTCCATTGATATCAACTCCTTCTCTAAATATCTGCCAACAAATCACTCGGGAAAAGACCCCTATACGTTCACAGTTAGTGTATATACATTAAGTGTGTTCGCGTACAGTAAGTTTTTCTGTTTATTTATGGCAGATTCCGGGGTAAACAGTGTCCGTTATGTCCAAATATCTACGAACTTACGCTCGTTGAAACTCTTCTTAACGGACAAACTACGCCAAATCGCCATGTCAATTACGGACTTAGACTTTAGGACGTAGTAGTACAGATCCCAGAAGGGACTGTTCATTCTGTCAATTCTGCCGTGCGCTTGGTGGAATGCCTTATAGCTGTAGGTCAGAGAATAGAAGCACATAGCGTCCGTCTCTACACAATTCCACCCTTCCGAGCCAGCTGTGTACTGGACTAGATAGATCCAGCTATCCGTCTGTGGGATCGGTTGGTGCTTGTGGCCGTTCCACTCCGCAACTGCAAATGAGGGCTGGTCCTTTTCGAGTTGTGATAAATTCGAACTTTCCTCCACAGTTGGTGTGATGGGCGACCCACTTCTGCCAGGGCGCGAGTCGATCCCAGTCCGTGAAGTAGTTGGCCAAATCGAAGGTAGAGTTCGGAGAATCTCCAGCTCGTAGTCGAAGTTGTAGAACACAATCAGCTTCGGGTGCTTCTCGAGTAACTTCTCCAGTGTTGTTATTCTCGATTTGTCGGAATTGACAACCTTCCTCATCACACCGAAAAGTTCCGCTACGTCCCTGATAGGGCGCGATTCGAAGACATGCCATCGTTTCTTCACCACCTTGTCGAATAGTTCGCGATCGTACTCGACGTCTACGAACGTCGTATGTCTTGTGGCATGAGACGCATAGGGCATCTCAACCAGAATGCTGTTCCTCAGTCGGACGAGCTTGTTGACTGCGAGGTACCTCTCGACCTTAGGGAACTTGGTGTACGAGCTATAAACCACATGCTCCCGCTTAAATTCCGTACGGTTCTTGTAGAAGCCGTTAGCACAGAAGACGGGAATGTAATCAAGCCACGTATCTCCGGGCGTAGCACTGAGCAGAATCCATCGGTTAGCCCTGGCAATCTTAATGAACGTCTTAGACCAGTGTCCAGATCCAACCAGTCTCTGCTCGTCGAAGATGAAGAACGCATCCTTTACCTCCGCGTACTTCCCGATGTTGTTCCACGAATCGACTGTAAGAACGCCAGCCACCGTAGCGTCGGCGGAGCAACCCACACCAATGTGAGCAAACTCCCCAACCCAATCGTACGAATCGCGCTTCTTGGCTGTAGTGATGACGTAAACATTTCGGGGTGCCTCCCTCAACTTGTAGTAGAAAACTGCGGTGATGCTCTTTCCTGCACCCACTCCACCCCAGAGGATGGAGCCGTTGTGCATCCTCTCAAGGGCTTCTTCTTGGTGTGGGCGGAGTGTTAACAATCGTCATTCCCCTGTCATGAGGTCGGGCCTGAAAGACGTAGACGATTTCGCTGGGGTTGCGCATCAGCCATTCGTCCTGCCATACGTCAACGTTGACGTTCTTACCCTGGTGCTTGATGGCCATCTTGACCATGAAGTCAGCAAGAGCTTCGTCCATGATCCGCTTCATCTCGTCGTTGCTCTGATCCGTCCAGTTGATGTGCAGCTCGTACCGATCGGGGAAGCTGCGGTAGACGTACTTCTGCATTCTTTTCACGTTCAGTTTACGCATCATTACCTCCTGTAGATATTGAACGGAAAAAGAGAAAGCCCTTGTAGGGGCCTTCTCCTGTGATGCTACGCGTTCTCCATGCGGTTAAGCTGCTCGTGGATCGCGGCCCGAAATGCGTCGAGCATCATCCGCTTCATGTCAGGATTGATCTGCTTGTGAA